TATATTTGAAGAAGCGTATGAACGTGCGGGTTTAGAGCTAAACACAGGCTACGATCTTCGAACAGCAAGACGTAGCCTTAATATCATGCTGCTTGAGTGGCAGAATAGAGGGCTTAATCTTTTCACTATAGATGAAGGAACTCTAGCTTTAACAGCAGGTATAGCAAATTATAGTATGCCTATAGATACTATTGATGTAATTGAGCATCAGATACGAACTGGGCAGGGTGTAAATCAGATTGATTCTGCTTTGCAGCGTATATCTGTTTCAACTTATGCGGCTCAATCCAATAAAAACACTACAGGTAAGCCTACTCAAATATATGTACAAAGATTAGCCACAGAAACAATAGTTACTCTTTGGCCTGTGCCAGATACGGCTTACACTTTTGCATATCATCGTCTGAAAGGTATAGATGGGTTAGCTTCAGGAGTTGGCACAACAGCCGCGATACCGCCAAGATTTGTTCCGTGCCTTGTCTCTGGTTTAGCTTATCAAATAGCTATGAAAAAACCAGAAGCTGCAGCTAGAGTTGTTCCTTTAAAACAAGAGTACGAATATCAATTTGAGCTTGCGGCAGGTGAAGACTCTGAAACAGCATCAATTAAATTTGTGCCATATAACACGTTTATATTAGGTGGTGGATGACAATTGCTAGAAGCAAATATGCTTACGGTTACTGTGACAGGACAGGCTTCAGATACCCACTGAGCGAGCTTGTTGATGAGTTTCAGAATGGCGTAAAGACGGGGTTAAGAGTTGGTAGGGATGTTGCTGATGGCGACCATCCTCAAAACTTTCTTGGTAGAATGAGAATATTTGACCCTCAAAGTCTTGCAAATGCTAGACCAGATAGATCGTTAGAACAAAGCAGACAGTTATTTGGGTTTGATCCTGTTTGGAACCCTGCACAATACATGACCGCATCTGTAGGTACAGTTACTGTAAATTTCAATGAAAGCCTTGCAACAGTCACAGGTACGCCTCTAACAGCCACTGTTGGCACTGTTATAGCTAATGTGTTTACTGCAAATGCAAACGCTCCAAATGCTGCTATAGGTGGAGTAGGCTCAGTTAATGTACTAGGGGTAGAGGCTATTGCAACTCCAAACGGAGTTTCAGCTACTGGTGGTACATCTTCACCTACCGTTTCAACTAATGTGGCGCAATCTTTTGCTGTTACTGTACAAAGTACTTATTACGGCAATAAGTACTTTATTGATGGCTCACAACAGCCCACAGGAACGCTAAATGAAGGTAGTACTTATACATTTGATCAATCTCACTCAAGTAACAGTGGTCACCCATTAAGGTTTTCTACTACACCAGACGGAACTCATAACAGTGGAGTGCAGTATACAACTGGGGTGACAACTGGTGGGACAGCAGGAAACGCAGGTGCTTATACTAGGATTACTGTAGCTTCAGGCGCACCAACTCTGTACTATTATTGTACAAATCATAGTGGCATGGGGGGTCAAGCGAATACGCCTTAGTGGTAGATTTGGAAATTTAAACATGTTAAAATAAGTTCAATTGAACTTTTTTGGAGGTCGAAATGAGAAAAGGTAGAAATGTACCAAGAGGCAAACGCACTTTTGAGTCTAGAGAAAATAAGCAAGGTAAACGCTCAAAAAGCAAAACCTCTTCATTTATGAAAGGTGTTAAAAGTGGGGTAAAAAGAGCTATTAAAAATAGCCCTCTTAATGTTGGCGCTATGACTGCTGCAAATATTGCTGCTCAAAAAAAGAAACTCCAAAAAGGCTCAAGCTCTGGTATATCTGAGTCTGTAAAACCAAAGCCAAGACCAAAAGCTACCTCCTTAAGACCTAAAGTAAGGCCGACAAAGAAATCAGCAGAAGGCGGAAGTCTTAAAGCAGTTCCTGAAGGAAATAAGGGATTAAAAAAGTTGCCTACGGCGATTCGTAATAAAATGGGTTACATGCAAAAAGGTGGTTCTTGCCGTGGTATGGGTAAGGCTACAAGGGGCGGAAGCTACGGTAGAATGGGATAAGTTCAAATGAACTATACAGAGTTAACACAGGCTATAAAGGACTACACGGAAAACACAGAGACTTCTTTTGTGGCTAATATCCCTACGTTCATACGTCAGGCAGAAGAGAAGATATTGCGTCAGGTTCTCATACCAGAGCTTAGAAAAGCTTCTACTGGTTCTACTGCGTCAGGTTCTCAGTATCTAGCTAGGCCAAGTGATATGATAGCTGTGTACTCTATAGCTATACAGGATGCGAATGGTAGCTGGAGCTACCTCTTAAACAAGAACGTGACTTATATGAAAGAAGCATACCCCCTTGGATCAGCAACTACAGGTTTGCCTAAGTATTATGGTCAGTTTGTTGGGGGTACAACAAGCACTCCGGGGTTTTTCATATTAGCGCCAACTCCAGATCAAGCCTATCTAGCTCAAATAAACTATTATTATGATCCGCCATCTATTGTTACGGCAGGTACAACATGGTTGGGTGATAATGCAGAAACCGCACTACTTTATGGTGCGTTATTAGAGGCGTATTCGTTTATGAAAGGTGATACAGAACTTATGAACGAGTATAGAAAACAACATCAACTGGCTATGCAAGCATTTACCAAGGTGGGTGGTCTGCTGCAACAAGATGGCTATAGAAATGGGGAGGAGGGCTACGGCCCTAATGAAGCTAATGTTTAAGTTTAATATAGATGTACCAAAAGAACCTATAGTTAACATAAAAACTACAGAGAATAGAGGGTTTACACCTGATGAAGTAGCAGAGAGATGTGTAGAGAAACTGATAAGCGTTTCTGACAGTACACATCCTGCTATCCGAGATCAGGCACAAGCCTTCAAAAAGCACATGGAAAAAGTGGTTGCATTTTATATGCGAGAAGCTATTCGCAGTGACCGCACAACCGTGTATAATGCCTTGAAAGACGCGGGGCATCCTAAACTTGCCGAACTAATAAGGAGATTATGATATGGCATTTTCTGGTAACTACATGTGTACGTCCTTCAAGCAAGAACTTCTTGAGGGAGCGCACAATTTCAAAAACTCAGGAGGCGATGTATTCAAGTTAGCAATGTATACAAATAGTGCTTCTTTTAACGCAGCTACAACTGCTTACACAACTTCTAACGAAGTAAGTGGATCTGGTTATACTGCAGGTGGTGGAACTCTAGTAAGAGTAGATCCAACAACGTCAGGCACAACAGCTTTGACAGACTTTGCTGATCTGACTTTCTCTAATGCTACTGTGACTGCTCGCGGTGCTTTAATTTACAACACTACAACAGGCAGTGGATCAAGCACATCAGACACAGTGGTTGTACTAGACTTTGGTTCTGACAAGACCTCTACAGCAGGTGATTTTACTATTCAGTTCCCTGCAGCAGATGCTTCTAACGCTATTATTCGTATAGCATAGTCTGAAGGTGATGTTGTGGTCAAATTCGCAGATAGAGTTAGGGTAGGTACAAGTACAACTGGTACTGGAACTATAACATTAGGGTCAGCGGAAACAGGCTATCAAACTTTTGCCTCTGGTGGTGTTAGTAACGGAGATACTGTTAGGTATGTAATAGAAGATGGAGTTAGTGCTTGGGAGATTGGGACAGGTGTTTACACTCACTCAGGCACTACTCTAACTAGAGTTTTAACTTCTAGTTCTACAGGATCTCTACTAAATCTTAGTGGTAATGCAAAGGTTTTTATAAGCCCTTCTGCTGCAGACTTAGTTTTAGCTCCTAATGCTTTTAATGTTAACGAGTTTACAGCGACAGCAAACCAAACAACATTTACGGTAAATTACACAGTAGGCACTATTGATGTCTTTTTAAACGGCGTTAAGCTACTACAGGGAGATTATACAGCAACAAATGGTACAAGTGTTGTCTTAGATGATGGCGCTGCTGTAAATGATAAAGTAGAAGTTGTGGAATATGGGCTTGGCGATAGCAATCTTTCCACATTCTCAAACACTTTTACATTGCCCGGATCTGATGGGTCAAATGGGCAAGCGTTAGTTACAAATGGTAGTGGGACACTTAGCTTTTCTACTATCTCTGGTGGGGGTGGTGGAGCTACTGGCGGTGGTAGTGACACAGTTTTTCACGAAAACTCTACCACAGTTACAACAAGTTATACTTTAACTACAAATAAAAATGCCATGTCGGTAGGCCCGATTACGATAAATAGTGGAGCGACTGTTACAGTCCCTTCAGGAGCTAGGTGGGTTTTGCTATAATGACTGAAATAAAAGTTGATAACGTCCAAAATGCAGCAGGTTCAGGAAAACCAAACTTTCCTGTGTCTCCTACACACTCTGCAGGTTCAGCCCTTTCTACGCTAAACACATACTCGTATACATCTTCTGGTACGGAGCCAAGCAATCCTAAA